ATATCCATATCAATCCTACTATCATCATCTGAATAGCTTTTAGCTCTAGCTATATTTATTCTTCTCGGTGGATTAAGATTGTCGGTCCAATATAAAAATGGGCCGTCTCCAGCTAATCCAGGAATGTAATCAACACCAGTTATAGCGTAATTCTTATTGAAATTTAGCTGATTGGTAGTGCTTAATAAAACCTTCTCGGTTGTATCTGTTATTTGGTTGTACTCAAATATACCGTCATACTCATCACAAGTAACAAACCAATAAATAAGATTGCTAGGCTCATAGGATATAGATCCTATAGCAGCAGAGTTTGTGGCAGCAATTCCAGTTAACGTGTCAAGATCACTAACAGCTTGATTTCCTGGAGAATTTTGGACAGATCCAATTGTAGATCCTCTTGATGTGTCGATTGTTACATTGAGCGCATCTAAATACTCACCCTCTGGAACAAGACGCTCATCAATGTCTTTGTTCATTTTACCAGCAATAAAAGTCTTGTCTATTTTTATCATTTGATTATTTTGTTTTGGCCTCTCAAGCTCATCAATAGTCTTGCTGGGTGTAAATTACTTAATCTGATTTTAGTATTTCTAAGCGATGCTGTTTTCTCTTTCTTAACTCTATTTACAATGTACTCTTGAACACCGTATTTATTATTCAATACAGCCCATTTAAGATAGTTATAGATATACTCCTCGGCTAACTTATTAATTGTTATCAAAGAGTCGTCACCGTTCTCCATTCCATCAGAAATATACTCAAGAACAATGTAGCCGTTCTCAACTCCAGTAGAGAAGTCAATAACACCAGCCGCTTTATTGATTGTGAACTTAGGGCTTGAATTAGCTTCATCAGTTGCTAGACCAAAACGCCCCCCTACTGCATAACCAAAATACCAATTTCCATCGTAAGCCCAGCCATAGCCACCATTATAAGGTCCAGGACCAGTGTATAGTTGTGCGTCTTGACGAAGAATGTCTAGTTTTGATTGACCAGTTACAACTTGACCATTTGAGTCAAAAATGATCTGATTGTCATTATCTTGTAAGTATGCCGTTGCCGACATAACTGTTCTGTTTTCTGTTAACTTAAACAATACTCCATTTCGAAGCATTGATATACGAACATAATTCACATAGTCAGGAGGTAGAACCATCTTTAACTGCTCTCCTAGATGCAACTCAAGAACTTTAATGTTTCTTAATGCATCATAGTTCAATTCTTGTATAGCTCTCTTTGCATGAAACAAAACGGTATATCTCTCAACATTATTGACCAACTTATCATTGCCGACATACATCAACATAAAGTTATTTACAATATCAGCCAAACTGACATACTGATAAGAACCCCAGTTCTGATCTTCAGGAATTACACCATTATTGGTATAGTATTGATAGTTAGTTATATATGACATTATTGTTTTTGTTGAATTTCTTGCATTTCTTCTGACTTAGCAGCTGCCGTAACTTCTGCCTCTCTGATAGACATTCCAGCATATTGTAGTATCTTAACAACCAAATCAGAGAAGTCGCTCATCGGCAACTCAAAGTCTTGATAGTCATTAGCCGATGGATTAAACAAAGGATCTGAATCATTAGCTCCCATAGCAACATACGTCCATTTAGGATCTTTTGGATACCTAATGTAGTGTGCTGTTACATTTGAAGTAATACTGTCTGGAAATACTGTAAAATTATCGACAGAAGCAGTTACATTGTCATAGCTATCACTCATTATATATACTGGATAAGCTACTGACGGAGCAGTTAGATTTGAAGCCAGTAAGTTAAATATTTTTTGCTGACTTACTTTTTCGATTTCTTTCGAGTTGTTGTACACCAATTTCTGAATAAAATAACTATCAGACGGAACTTCAAAATAAGGATCTTCATAAGTCAACGTATTTACTTTATAAAACGAATCAATTACCTCAGCTAATTTTTTAGGAACATCAGCATAACCTTCTCCATGCATTCTTGCGTTCTGCTTGATAATAGCATTACTATACAAGTAGATATACCTCTCAAAAACATCTAATTGAGCTTGTCTAGCAAACAAGTTAAACTCAAATGGTGTGATGTATCCTCGGTTATCTTTTGCTAATATTGATAGAACGGTATTTCTAACTTCGTTGATCATTGAATTGTCTTTTTACAAAGATAAATAAAAAAAGCCACTCGTTAAAGTGGCTCTTAATTCGTAATTAGATGCTTATGTTATGCTACATCAACATCACTAACTGCTTGAGGAACTGTAACATCATAGACAACATTAGTCCAAGATGTTTGTAAAGCTGCCGCAATTGCATTTTGGATAGCCAATTTCATGCTGAATGCTACTTGAGCTGCATGAGTTAACGTAACCACTTTACCACCAGCATAAGTAATCAAAGTAGTAGTTGCTGTTGCTGAATCAGATCCAGTATCAACTAAAATAACGTTGTTAGCAGATACTAATTGTGCTCCTTGTGAAGTTACAGGGATAGATAAAAATTTTTCCATTGTTAAAAAGTTTAATGGGTTTATAATTCTGCAAATATACTAAATATTATCAGATATTTTATCCTCTAAGAAGTTATATAATTCTAAACCATCATTCGATTGTAAATATGAAGCTAATACTGAAATAGCATTATCTCCAAATGGAATCGTTAATAGTTTCTTTTTGTTTTCTTTTAGATTAAAGTAAACATCCTTGCCATGATTCTTTAATACCATATAACCATCAGAGAATGCTCTAGCAGCTACGTTATTAATTTTCAAAGATGGATCGTTTACAGCTTCCAAGAAGTCTTGTGGGTATCTTTTCGCATAGATCATCATGTCTCTCTTGATCTCTGCAACACTCATCTTCTCAACTCTACCACCAATAAGAATACGTGCAACCGCTTCTAGTGTAGTAAAGTTGTTCGCAGCCAAATCTCTAGCAGCTAATTGAGCGTCAAGCTCAGAGTACATATCGTTAATGTCTTCTTGTGCGTCTTTTTCGTTGTCAAATTCAATAAATTCTGAACCATTACCAGGATGGTAGTGTAAGAACTGTTGTAGTACTGGATTGTTTTTTGGAACAGTTAATGTTCCGTCTTCAAATACGATTGGTTCAACGATCACGTTTTGATCTTGCTCCTCTTGGAAAGGACTATTTGAATTACGTGCGTAACGAAGTGGGTGATTCGTGTTTGTCGCTTCATCATAAAAAAGCAAACGCTTTCTTGGTGTGTCTTTTGATGCGATATAGTACGCTAATGGCGAACTGTTATTTTTTAAGATGTATAAACGATCTTTTGGTTCAAGAACTACTTTCTTGATTGCTAATTTTTCCATTTTATATAATTTAAATTTTTACTAAAAAAATAACAGAGTGTCACTAATGACACTCTGTTAATATTTATTCTTATCCTTTGAAGATAAAGAAGTTGTTTGCTCCTAATGTACACAACGCTCTTTCAGACAAGAAGTTAACCTCCATTGCATCCAAGTCGCTTGTTTGTGCTCCACCAGCTGAACCAGTCATCCAAGTTTTGTAACGTCTGTTCTCTGCTTCAGAAGCTCGGTAACGAACGTGTAAGAATGGACGTTTTGCGTTTTTACCTAATACTTGGTCATAAACTGTAGTTGTTCCAGCTGGAACTAATACTCCGTTTACAGCACCACCTACTAGACCACCACGCAATGTAGCATCATTCAAGTATTTCCAGTCAGTTTTGTAGAACTCATAACCTCTACGGAAACCAGTGAAACCTAAGTTCAATGCCATTTGCTCACTGTTGTCAAACAAACCGTAAGATGTACCACCAACTCCATAAGAGTTTTGAGCAGCTAACATATCATCAATATCAAAAGAGAATTGACGGTTTAAGAACAATGCATTCTCAGCAATAGCTCCTTGTTTGTCCAAACGCTGAACGATTGTATCGAAATCAGATAATGTAGTTGGATTACCTCCAGACCAAACATTACCACGACTTTCAACTGTGTTAAATAAACCGTTTGTTCCTTTATTTCCTAAAGCACTGTTTAATCCAAGGGCAGCAGCTCCTGAATTAGCTTCAGCTGGAACACCTTCCACCATTGTCATTTCAAGGTAATCCTCAAAACGTAAACGTGTTTCGTGCTCTGACTTCATGTACCACAAGTAACCAGTAGCTCCGTTCTCAGTTGTAACTTCAACCCATCCGATTTGTGCCATATCAGAACCAGATACTACATATTTATCTTTGATGATAATTGGAGAAACTTCAAAGAAACTGTCTTGAGCTTCTAATGAACCAGACATTCCGCTAGTTCCTTTTTTGAACTCTGAACCGTAAACGAAAGCTGTAATATCGTTATTTCCAGAATCAGTGATTGTACCACCAGCTGCTGCATAATAAGCAACATCAAATGTTAAACCAGAAACTGCTGTAACGATAGCTTTATCAGACTGTGCTGAGTTAACGTTAGATGATAAGAAAACTGTTTGACCAACTCTAAAGTTACAAGCAGTAATTCCAGCATCAGCAACTGTTAATACAGCTGTATCATTACCTGATCCATAAGCAATAGAACAAGCTGCATATTTAGTGTGTAAACGACCTTGCTCCGCCCATTTAATCAAGTCAGAGTTAGATGGTAACTCAGCTCCAACCATTCTCAAGAATGATGCGATAGAGCGATTACCGTAACGTTCGAATTCTTTCTCGTAAGTATCTGGTAAATACTGATTCAAGAAATCAAAGTTTGTAATGTAATTTGTAGGCAATGTTGCCTTTACTGCGCTAGGTGTAATTGATACACCTGGACTCGCTGCGATTGTTCCAGCCATTTTGTTTTTGTTTTTTAATGTTTAATATTCCTTATAACTAATCTTCCGTTGCGACCATCATCCAAAGCTGTAACCTTCATTCCTTGAGACGGTGTGATTTGAGTAGCTTGACGAGTCATGTCAATATTTTTTGACTCTCTAGCTACATTTCCTACCGCTTCTGCCATTCCTTTTTCATAAAAGAATTTAGCAAATTTCTCAGGGTTTGATGCCACTGCAATAGAACGGTGAAAAGCTTCAGCATCCTTCAAGTAACCATCCTCATTTAAAAACTTCGCTACGAAGTTCTCTAAGTTAGATTGTTCTTTAAGTAGTTCTGTTGAATCCCCTGGCTTATAAACCACTTTCTTGTTCTCATCAATGTTAAATCCGAAACCTTCGAACTTATCAGAAAACAATTCAGACGTTTTGTCAGAGAAATACTTAGACTTTTTCTGTTGCTCTGTCTCCGCTTGTGACGCAGCTTGTTTATAACTCTTAAAAGCCTCGTACGATTCCTTTTCTTCATTTGGAACTAAAGACTCCCTTGACTCAAGTGGAACTTTGTATTGTTCTTTTAATCCGTTGAAATACTCCTTAGCTTTTGTAAGTTCTCTTTTCTTCGCCAGTTGTTTCTTCTTAATCTCTTTCTCATCATCAAAATCAGCATCGTATGCAAACTTTGTTTCAAGATCGAACTTAATATCATCAACGTCTAAATCTTTATCTACGTTTTTATGATATTCGAATAACAACTGATCTTGGTCCATCGAATCGTAATCCTTATTCAATTGAATAAAATCCTCGATTCCACGACCAGTTTCTTTTTTGTACTTTAAGTATGTAGAAACCTCTGGATCTAAATCCTCATTATTTGACCTTTGTTCAAATAACTCATCAAGATTACTAATCTCCTTATTGTACCTTTTCCCAATATATGAAAGAACTTTGTTATCATCAATATCAATATCTTGACTTTCCACTACCGCTGGAGTCTCAACTGCAATAGTATCTACTACTTCTGTCTCGACTGTTCCAGTCTTTTCTGCGTGTTCATCAAGCAACTGTTGCTCAATCTCAGCTACTGACTTTTCTTCGAAGTCAACAGCACGTACTTTAAATTCTTCTGCCATTATATTATATTTTTTTACAAAGATAATTATATTTTTTATATTTGCTCAACAGTACCTGAGACTGTTCTGCTACAGCCCCATCTCTGGTCTTTTTCTGTGTAAAGGAAATCCGAAAGGTATAACTTATGACAAACCCCCAAATAAGCCTATTGACGAATAGAAACTGTTTGGGTTTTTTGTATAATATATTAGACAAAACAACCAATAAATAGCTATTCTGTATAATATAGTTTACAGTAAACTACTTACTGTAAACTAATAGTACGCAAAATGCGTTACGCAAAATGCGTAATGGACAAATATACGGTAATTATGATCGTTTACCGTAATTATGTGCATAAGCATATAATATGCTGTATTTATCCAACATTATACGTAAAAACATACATTAATGACGGATATATCATTCATTATCGTAGAACATTGCTTGAGAATCTTCTGTTCTCCATTTCTCAAATCCCTCACAATTATAGAATTCATTACAAACCAAATAGTCTGGCTTCTCTGGAAACTCTTTTGTTACAAAACTTGGTTCATACCATTTGATTCTATTGTTTGGTTGTAAAGCTATCTGTCCATTTTCCAATAAAATAATGTGATGACTTTTATGTTCTACAGGATCTTCTGACATAGTGAGATCTGTATTGACATCACTAGAACCCCAGTTAATAGTTCCATAATAGTTACCTGGGTAAAATTTATGATCTTTCATATACACCTCTACTTTAGTATCACTAAGATGGTTTAACTGAAGTAGAGTAAAGTTATAAGAGAAACAATTCCATATTTGTAAGTAATGAAATGGTAAGTCAGGATCTGGAGTTTTAGCTTCAGTCAATAAAGCATGACTAGGTAGCTTATCTCTAAGTACGCCATTCTCTAAAAGCACTTGAAATAGTGCTGCCTGACCTGGCATACATCTTACTGATACAATTACCCCCGAGGTAAATTCCCCATGCTCTTTAGTATGTTGATACATATATTCATTTCTAACGAATACCTTTAAAGGGAAAAAATTATGCTCTATATAAGCCATATTGTTTATTTAGGTCCAAATGATTCTAAATCAAAACCATCCAAAGAGTCTTCAGTTGATTCAAAGTTTAATGGCGGTAAGTTGTTCTTTCTTTGGTTTATTAATTCAGATTGCCTTGTAGCTTGAAGGTCTACTCGTTTATCTTTCGCTTCTTCTTTCTTGTCTTCACGCTTCATTAAATTCTCTGTATCAATACCTTTAAGAGCCATATTAAACTGGAACTCCTTGTCCATTAACTGAGCTTTAATTTGAGATTCCGCTTGCATTTGTTGTATAGCAAAATTCATCTCTGCCTCTCTTAATTGAATTTTAGATTGAGCTTCTAATTGGATCATCTGAGCTTTTGATTCGGCTGCCGCTTGCTGAGATTGAATGTTACTTTGCATCTGCATCTGGAACTGCATTTCTTGCTCCTTCTGCTTTTGCTCCATTCTTTTCTTTCTCTTAACCTTCAACATCTCGTTAGCTAACTTGATATTATTTATTGTTCTAATGTCAATAGCATCCTCTAAATCAATTGTCTGTTGCTGTAATGATACTTGAATATTAGCCTCAAGCATTTGTTTTTGCTCCTCATCTGGAGATACATCTATAAAGATACCAAAGTCATGTAAATACAACTCACGAATATCATCTAGTATAGCAACGTTATACTTTCCGATCTGCATAGCGAACTCTTCAGCAAAATCAGCATACTCTAAAATATCAGCAATTCTAACTGAAATACATTCAGCTAGTTTTTTAGTCATAGATAATCCACCCTCAAGAATATGTCTTGTGGCAGTATTTGAGCTTAATGCTGCTAATTTTTGAACTCCAACTAACGCATCTGGATTTGGTGTAGATCCATCACGAACCTCATTAATACCAGTCACGTCACGTATCATGTTTAGATAATGATTATACGTAGATACCAATGCAGACATCTTAGATTGACCACTGTTTGAGTTTAGTTCTTGAATAGGAATTCTAGCGTTATTAAACTCACCATCTTGAGTGTAGCTTCTACCGATAACACTACCAGTTTGGAAATACATCTTTAAAGCATCCTCTGGATTATACGCTGCGCCAGTACCCAAGTCAACTTCATTAATGCCATCAGCATCAATAAACACCCCATCAGGTACTACTCTTGCCATTACTTGTTGTAACTTCAAGTGAGTTAACTGTATTTGGTCCGCAAAAGGAATCATACGTCTAACCAATGACTCAGAATTTCCTTTATACATTCTTGGTGAAAATACCACATAGTTAGGTAGAGCCATTTGTGATGCTGATTTTGGACGAACCATATTCTTCATCATTTCCCACTTCAATATGATATTAGATCCTCCGACTAATATACCATCATACCAAACGTCACGAACTGCTTCTACTCTTTCAAATGGAACACCTTCTTCCATAGGAGGATTGAATGATTCATTCTTTCTAATCACTCGCTCACCACCATTGTCAAGTATCTTTTTCTTCCAAACAAAATTCTTGTGAGTTTTGTAGTTGAAATATAATAAGGTAACAACCTCATTCAAGAACGCACTGTCTTGATAGTTTCTGATAATAGGAAAGTAATCATACCAAGCAGATGCAGCGTTACGAATCTCGTTTAATTGCTCATCTGTTAAGGTAGGATCAATTTTAAGAAGTTCAGTGTAATGTACTTGCTTAACCTCACCAAAATAATAGCAATCGGAAAAGTCTGGCTTCTCAGTATAGCTATGAATAAAATTAGTAGGATCTACATAATCAACCTTTAAGCCATCGTTTACTAAAAATGTATGACGAACTACAGCCTTACCTAAGACAGTTAAGTCATAATCAACCATCTTCTTAATTTTAGGATAGTCGTTCATTTTCAGAACAGTATCAATAGCAACCTCTTCGGCTATTTCAATACTTGGCTTATATTTAAGCTGCATATAAAGAGACAGCTCTTCATCGTTTTCTGGTAAATCATTTGGATCGACATTAAATGCATCAACACCAAACTGATCCTTTGTTAATTGTAAGAAATCCTTAGCCACCATGTCAGCCTCGATCATATCTTGGAATACGTTCTTCTTCTCAGCAGACATAACATCTTGAGACTCAGCTTTGATTGTGAACAATCTATCATTCATTCCATTAACAACAATGTCAACGAACTTTGGTATAATTGGAATTGGAGTCCAGTCTAAATTCATCATAGACATATCGCCATTAACTGACAACTCATCTTTATATTTTTGTATCGGCTGCTCTCCTCGTGCGTATAATCTTAAACGATGGAATTCACCCCATTGATCATAAAACCTACAGGTATTTGCTTTTCTTTTAAACCATTCACCCTCAACAGCTTTTCCTACTCTTAATCCATATTCCGATGTAGCTTTCTCTTCATCGGTAGCCATTTGGTTAGGGAAAGGTGACTGATAAATTACAACTGATAATTTCTCCATTTATTTTATTATTTCGCTTCTTGTACCACGATTGTCGTATCTTACAAATTTAATACTTATTTTCGATTCTTTTTTCTCTGTATCAAACAAATGCCTACGTGTAGCCATAATAGCCAAACCTGAACTAATAGAGGCATCATACTTTGTTCTATCATTTGGATCAAACTTAGCCCAGTCCTCTAATGTCTTAGTGAAATACATTGATCCCATATTATCTGTATCTCTATAAGTACCCTCAATATCAAGCCCTACATATTCCTCAATATATGTCTCAATTGCTGATGCGTGTGCTTGTCTCATATCTTCAGAAGAGTTAGGTACACCACCTATCTCTAACTCAGTTTTAGATAGCTTTGTCTTGTGCTTGTCTGGTCGATTCATAGAGAAAGCTCTATATCCTCTATTCTTGAAATGATAAAGAAGCCTAGCCTTATTGTTCTCAGCTAATATAGGCATACCATAAAACACACAAGCCATTAAAACATCCTCAAAGAATATCTCTGCCGTTTGTGGTCTAGCTACATATTCTAAAAAGAATTCGTTAGTTGGAGCTTTCGCCATGTGATACTTAGTCATTCCATGAAGAGCACCGT